CGGCGCGTTGGAACTTGGAGATCGCCCGCTTCAGGTTGGGGCCCGCGAACAGCGTGTAGCTGCGGCGGCCACCGACCTGCTGGAAGATCGACTGGAACACGTCATTGAACGCCGACTCACCCAGCGAAGCCGTGGCGGTCGTGTCAATGTTCGCGCTCGGCGTGCGGAACGCAGCCGGGACGTCCGTGCCGGGGGTCGTGGAAATCCACTTGCCGAGGGCGCGGAGCTTGTACGGGGCCGGCGGAGCCTCCTGCTGGCGGTCGTTGTCGGAGCCGATGCAGGCTTCGATGTCGCGCTTGATCTCGCGCATCGCCTTCATCTTGGCATTCGCAACTTCGCTGGAGATACCAGCGACGTCCGACGCCTCTTGCAGGCGGGAAACCATCCACTGCTCGCGGAACTGCTGAACGTAGTTACCGATACGAGCACGGTTGACGGCTTGGTTGGTGAAAGAGAGAACGTCCTGGCCTTCGAGGACGCCGCTGAAGTTAGCAGCGGACAGCGAATCGACCTGCCACTCTTGGTAGGCATTGGTCATCCGCTTCGTCTTGGCGAAGGTGGAGATCTTCGGGGTATCCTCGGGAGCAAGGATGGTCAGGAAGTCGGTGAGATCCTCGCGGTCACCGGCGACATTGTAGGTAGTGCTGAGAGCCATGGTTTAACGATTTTGTTTAGCAAGTTCACGGGCCAGAAGGAACTGAGCCGCTTCGTTCTGCGAGACGCCGCCTTTCCTAGACAGGGCACTTCTCATCGACTCAATTTGGGCTTGTGATCGAGTAGCGGAAGGTGTCCGCACGTCGCCACTAGCAGAAGATACAACAGATTGTCCGGTGGGAGGCTTGGTAGAAAATGGAGCTGCCTTAGTAGGCTTGACCCCGGCTTTCTTTTCCTTAGCCTGCAACGCCTTTAGTCCTTCAATCTGAACGCCAATAATCCAATCGGCATTGGGCAGATTTTTTAGCCACGGCATGGCCATGTAGGCTTGCTGGGCTTGCACGTATTCAGGCGTAGATCTGTCCCTCAAGAAGGGAAACTTCTCGAAAGCAATCTGTTGCGCCTGGTTTCGGGCTTGAAGGAACTGGACTCGTTGAGGAATGTCGTCCTCTAGAGTTTTATTGGCGTTGCGAACGATAGTCTTGAGCTTTTGACGGTCGAGGATTTCGTCCCCGATTCGCACTGGCTCAAAATCATCCCGGTCCAATTGCTCTTGTGCGAAGCGTTTGGCTTCCTTGGCTTGCTGGGCAAGCGTTTGGAGTTGGCCAACATCTTCGATTTGAGCAAGAGGCGTTACGCCCTGAGGAAGCGGAGCAATTACGGGCGGTTGAACGGGTTGCTGAGTTTGCTGCTGCTGCAACTGGGTAAGCTGCAACTTCAGGTCATTCAGTTCCCTTTCTACTGCCTTTCGCTTCGCAAACTCGGTCGAAATCCGCTTGGCTACCTTCTTTTTGATGTCGTCAGGAAGGTCCTGAGAAGGAACGTCGTCCATTCCAGCTTCATCGGCAGGTGCCTCTGAAACAGGAACTTCTGCAGATTCGGTGGTAGCCGCATCTGGTTCGGCAGAGCTGTCGGAAGCCGAATTATTCTCGGCGGGCGCAGGCTGGCTTGCCATTTGTGCGGCCTTTGCATCAGCTCGTTCCGACTCCATGTTAAGGAGGCGGGCTGCTGCTTCAGCTACACTCAGATTACTGCGCTTGGGAGCATCGCTATTCGTCTCAGGCGGCGGAGCCGCTTCAACAGCTTGCGAGGGAGCTTCGACTGTATCGTTGGGCATGGTTTATAGTCTCAGGTGACTGCGTAGCTATGGTGGGCTAGTGGCTGCGTTAAGGCAGCCTAATGCCATGCTTGTCAACAACAAATTATCAGACGGGCTAATAGCCCAACTGATTACGAGGCGCGAGCCTCGTTCTCAATCTCCCCTTGTTGCACTTGCTGTGCAATAAAGTCGTCGTACATCCCGATGATGGCCTCGTAGGCGCGGATTTCGCCGGCAGCGACCAGGCTCTTCCGGTCGTTGCCCACTACAGCGTCATTCACGCTGTCCAGCATGGCCGCCCGTTGCTGTTCACGCAGCTCGTCGATGAACGTTTGAAAGGCATCGTTGCCGATCAACCGAAACATCGACTGAGCAATGCGATCCGAGCGTTCCTTGGGCGTGTAGAGCTGGCGCTTCTTCATTGGTTAGACGGACCCGGCATGGCGGCACCCAGGCGCCCAATCTGGGCGTTCTGCTGCTGCTGGATCTGGAACTGATACTGTTTGGCGCGGGCGTCAATACGTTCCTTGAACGCCTGATCCTGCGCGTACCGCTGCTGGACGTCGGGGCTTTGCAGGTACTGCTGAATGACCTGAAGTCCAAGCTGCGGGGGCGTGCCGATTTTGATGTTCTTGTTGATGCCGGCAAAGATCTGAGCAAGATCGCTTTGCTCGTCCTCCACGACCTTTTGCTGGCCGGCCTCGACGGGCTGAATGATGCGCTCGGCGATGTTCGGGTCAATCGACGCAATAAACGCCTGGCACAGCTCGGCCCAATTAATGACGCCATTGCGGTCAAGCGTCTGGGCGCCTTGGATGATGGCGGTCCACTTCTCGCTCATTCGCTTGAAGTCCGGCGATTGCACGTCCCACGCGAGGTAAAAATCAAACTCCTCGTTGACGTCGCCCTTCTCAAACAGGATCGGGTCCGCAGTGCGAACGCCCATCACGCGGAACATGACCTGCTCGTTGCCGTACTGCTTGTACAGCTTCCACACCTGGCGGAACACGCGAGACAGCGCCGACAAGAACTTGTCGATCTCAAACTGGTTGTAGATCGGGTCGATGGCCGGATCGCCCTCATTGCTGGCAAAACCGTTGTACTCCTTGAACGACGCTTCCAGACGATTTTCGGAATCGTCCGTGTTCATGTCAGGAATCGGGCGGTCAGCGTAGTGATACTCGCCGGGCCGGCGCTCGCTGATAAGCGAACCTGGACCCCAGCGACCCGGCGGACGGCCCTGCGGGTAGCACAGCGGGGGCAGCACGGAAAGGCTGGCCGCGTCAATGCGGGCATCCTTGTGCGCCTTGATCTGATCCTGCCAGGGCTTGCCCGGCTCAGGCAGACCACGGGAATCGTGCAGCTTGCGGCTCAAGTATTCACGCCGCATCAGCGTGAACGGATACTGCCCGTGCGCGTAACCCAGCAGGCCAAACTTGGCGTAGCCAGGTTGATTCTGGTCGGGCGGCATCCACGGGTTAAACACCGTGCAATAGATTCCCGGTACGCCGTCTTCGTCAGACAACCGCTGATAGGCGTAAACAACACCAATCTTGTCGGTGAAGCGTTGTTGCGTGTAGACAAACGAGCGGGAAATAGGCTGGAGGTACTCGGACGGGCTGATGGTAATCAGCTTGCCGCGCACCGTGTTAATGGCTTTCTCGACCCACTCAGAGTCCCAGCCATCCGTCTTGACCATTGACCGCAGCTGCTCAGCGGAGAAATACTCCACGCGGTAGATGCCGGGGACGTTCTCAAGGTCCAACGAGAACGACGGAATAAACAGGTTCTCGTCGAGGTTGAACGCCCGCAACACGGGATAACTGCGCTTCGGCCCCTCAATCGGCACGGTCGTCTCGCCAGTCTTGCGCAGCTCCTTGAGCATCTTGGCCGCCTTGGACTTGGTGCAGCCGTACTGCTCCTCAAAAATGCTCTTCAGGTCGTCCGCAGCGGCGTCGTCCTGAATCAGCGCCTCCATGTTGATTTGCGGGAACTGCTGCTGAAGATCTTGCAGCGAAACGTTGACCAGCGTCTTTTCCTGCCGGCTCTCCCAGAAGGTGCCCATGACGGCGATGCCCTTCTCGTTCAAGTAGTTGCTGGCCAGCTCAATCTCGCGGTCAATCTCTGGGATCTGCGTGTTGATGAGCCACCGCATGAAATTGCTGACGGTGTTGGCTCGCTGAAGGTCGTTGCCCTCAACCGGAACGGCGGAAAGGTTGGCCCGGCGGAACGCCATGTACTGCATGGCGACCTTCTTGTTGATGATGTTGTCCACCAGGAACACCCGCAGGTCACTGGCTCCGTCCCAAGGCGTGGGGCTGGCCTTGCTGCCCTCGCGGGAGTGCTTCTTGCCGTCAGCGGACTGTCCGTTCCAAATGGCGTAGCGCGTCTCGTAATTTAGCCGGCATTGGTCGATGTACGGCTGGTTGTTGCGGACGGCATCCTCAAAGGCGTACTTGAGCGCGTTGAAGTCGGGACCGTCGTTGCCAACCGGCGCTAGCTGCAAACCGACATCAAGGGGCGTAGTAACGTTCGTTCCGTCAATAGAGGACATGTGCTTGCCGCTACCATTTAGTCATTGTTTTGCAAGCGTAAACACTTAGTAGGAAAAGGTTCGGGACGGTGCGGTGCCCTCCAATTCGTCGTAGTATTCGCACTTGGAGACGCAAAGGTAACGCAGGCAGTCGATTGGGTCTTTGGTCGCCTCATCTTTACCGCCCTTAGCCGTGTACTCCTGCATGGCGTAGATGAGGTTAGTGCAACGCTCGGAAATGAACAGCTTGGGCGCGTTCAGCGAGTCAATCGGCTTGGTTTCGTCGTAAGCCAGCAGGTTGTTGATGAGCTGGAGGCCGGAATCAATGTCCACGCCAGGGGCCGGCACAAACGTCATGTCAAACTTGTCGAGGTCCGAAATGATGGTCGTAGCACCCTCGGCAGTCTGCTTTTCGGCGGCACCTAAGCGCGGGTCGATCAGCCGTTCGTAAATGACTTCGCGGTCCTCGGAATTCTTGATGAGCTCCACGTAGTCTTGAATGCCTTTGCGGGAGCCGCGCTGGGCAGGACCAGGCTTACCCTC